TTGGTGGCCGCTTTCAGCAGAGGTGATGACGTTTATAAGATTATGGCGTCTTATATATACGGTAAGCGTGTAGAAGATATAACCAAACACGAACGATTTGTAGGTAAGACTACGATCTTAGGTGCAGGCTACGGAATGGGGCCAAACAAGTTTCAGCAACAATTAAAAACTTTTGGTGTAGAACTAAAGCTTGAGGAATGTGAGCGAATTATTAAGGTGTATCGGAGAACGTATAAAAAGATTCCAGAATTGTGGTACCAAGCAAGCGACGCACTGGAAGCAATGATGCGTAACCAAACTTCTCCCCTCGGATTAAAGGGCGTATTAAACGTAATGGGCGCGCAGGGCATTGAAATGCCTAATAAATTACGGATACAGTACGCAAATCTCAGGAAGCAAAAAGGGGAAGACGGGAAAGACGAACTGGTGTACGATACCCGAAGGGGTCGTGCGATTGTCGCAAACAGGATATATGGGGGTAAAGTAATCGAAAACGTTTGCCAAGCCCTAGCTCGGATTGTTATAGGTGAGCAACTACTCAGAATATCTAAAAAATACAAGGTAGTAATGACCGTACATGACGCCGTTGGGTGCGTAGCTCCCGAGAATGAAGCTGAAGAAGCCATGCGGTATGTGGAAAAAAGCATGAGGGTGCGGCCTACATGGGCGCCGACTCTTCCTCTTGATTGCGAAGGTGGGTACGCTAGAAGTTACGGTGAGTGTTAAGTAATACCCCAGCGGGCGGTGGGTAGGTTCTGCGAATGCCAAAACACCCGCAGTGTACAAGGAAAAATAAAGCCGTATTGTGGGCTCTCCGTTTCTTGTGTACACCGGCTGGCCCACGTTACGGGCTTTTACTAAGGAGAATAGCTATGAATGATCGAGACCCAGTGATGGTAGACCTTGAGCGCTACCTTGATACTCTTGAAGAAGATTATGTAGACCCGTACGAACGCAAGCGTGAGCGAGCCGAGTACCTAGCCGACCAAATGGAACAAGAACACACAACAGGAGAAAGAAGAGAATGATAACAGCTCATATGGGGAAGCCTGCCGACCCTATGCCAACGGAGACAGCACTACAGAAACAAACTGGCGGAACGCACTATAAAGAAATGGCTATCCAACCTGCGGAGTATGCAGAGAAGAACGGATTATCCTTGCTTGAAGGCAATGTGGTTAAGTATATAACCAGATGGAAGTTAAAGGGGCAGCCCTTATCGGACTTAGAAAAAGCCAAGCACTGCATCGACCTGCTAATCGAGATACACGGGGTGAAATGATGGCAAGCACAAAAAAAGAGGATGTTAAATACAGTTGGACAAGACTTAAGCTACCAGAAGGTTTAGAAGCCGTAGTGGAAGGCGAAGACTTTACCTTTAATGGCATATCGCCAAACGCGTTGGTATTGGGTGGACTGCTTCTTGTAAGAACTAAAAAGAAAAAGAAAAAGAAAAAGAAAACCAAATGAAAAAAATAACCATTGAGTTAAGCGACGACGATGTGGAGGAGGGTATGTCTCTTCTGCATCGCGCAGCCGAAATTGTCGATAGGCTAGAAACAATAGCCGAAGATTTACAAGAATTTAAATACATGGTGCAAGAATTAAAGGAATTACAGAATGCTAATAAAACTAAACGCAGCAGACCACCTGTATTTAATAGAGGATGACCCCGTACGCCCCAAGTTGTTTAAAGATAACAGCGTGCGGTTTGAAGACCCGTTCCATGTATACGCAGAGATTAATGACGAGACGGGGGAGATAGCCGCAGTTGTTTGTACAATCATCTGTAAGTTTGTACCGCAGGATGAACGCCAAATAAAGTTAATTGCTATGGGTAAAACTGGACAGCTAGAAGAACAATTAAAGGAACGCGAAGAAATGCACGGGCAGCTAGGCGTGGTGCTCTGCCCATACTCTATATGGTCATACCAAAGAGGACACGGTAGGAAGCTAATCAATAACCTACTGGAAGCTGCACCATTGATGCACCCAGAGGTAGACGCAGTAATAACTATGTCCCCGCATACAGAAGTGGCTTTGAAATTTCACTTACGAAATGGCGCAGGTATATTTGCTACTAATCCAGATTGCGTAAACTACGAATACGAGGTAGAAAATGTCATACTTCACTGACCCTATGGCTGCGTTGGAAGAGGCGGAGTTTAGAGTTAAGGAAGAACAGCGAATTATCTATGTAGTGGAAGTTAGGCCAAACCACATAGAAGTTATGACTTCAGAAGAAGCCTATGACGTTAATGGTATAGTATTAGAAAAAATTATACCGTTTGAGCCACGTAATGATGAATAAAGGAGCAGCTATGGTTACGCAACTAATGTGTGTCGCACTAGCAATTTACTTTGAAGCTAGGGGTGAACCGGATACTGGGCAGATTGCAGTTGCTCACGTAATCAGAAACAGAATTGAAGACCCACGTTACCCGGACAACGCATGTGATGTAGTTAAGCAAGGGTACTATTGGAACGGCCAGCCAATTCGTAATATGTGTCAGTTTAGCTTTTATTGTGACGGCAAACCCGAAAACCCGCAGGACGTACATGCGTGGCACGATGCGCTGTATATCGCTAAGCTGAGTGGGTTTATCCCTGACATTACGGATGGCGCGACCCATTACCATAGTACAAAGGTGTTTCCTGAGTGGGCGTACGTAGGGCACGTTACTGCTAGGATATACACACATATTTTCTATAAAGGCGTACAGTAGTTATGAGAAAGGTAACAAGCGCACTCACCCCAGAAGATAGAGAAGAACTACGTGCGCAAGTAGCACGTGATGTGGAAGAGTACTTAGCCAAAGGCGGGGAAATAGCCCAGTGTCCACCATGCGCCTTCACTCACGCCGTCTTGGATGGTGGAGGCAAATACAACAACAAACACACGGCCACATCGTTCTCTCTAGCGGAACCGATAACCAACCCAATAAAAAGACTGATGGGGGGGTATATTTCGCTATTCGCGAATAGCAAAAATGAAAACTAGGATTCACCGGTGAATAGGGGTAGCCGACTATGTACGAGTATAACTGCAAGATACGGAGGGTTGTGGATGGAGACACCATTGATGTTGATATTGATCTTGGGTTCAATACTTGGCGCATTAACGAGCGCGTACGTCTTTACGGAGTTGATACTCCAGAATGCCGCTCAAGAGATGAACAGAAAAAAGCTGCCGGACTCTTGGCAAAGAAGTTTGTCAGCGAAACGCTCCACGTCGGGGAGACCTACGTTCTCACTACGAAAGAAAAAGACAAGTGCGGGCGGTATCTAGGTACGATAAACATATCAGGCGATCTGTCTATCAACGTAATACTTGTCACCGAACGCCTTGCCGTACCGTACAGGGGGCAAAGCAAAAAAGAAATCCAAGCCGCACACAAGGCTAACTACGACGCACTGAAAGAGAAGGGTCTCCTATGACAGCTTGGTCTTACAGCAGTATAAGCACATTTAAACAGTGCCCTAAGAAATACTACCATTTAAAAGTAGCAAAGGACGTCAAAGACACAAGCAGTGAAGCTATGCTTTACGGCAATCAAGTGCACAAGGCCGCGGAGGACTTTATAAAAGAGGGGACGCCAATCCCTAAAAAGTTCGACTACATGGTTCCGATAGTAAGTGCGTTAAACAGCATAAAAGGAGAAAAACATTGCGAGTTAAGGTTTGGGGTTGCTTACGACGGCAAGGACTATAAGCCTACTGGGTTCTTTTCTAAAGACGTTTGGTATAGGGGCATAGCTGACTTACTCATAGTAAACGAGGACAAAGCGTTTTTAGTGGATTACAAGACCGGCAAGAACGCTAAGTACGCGGACACTGCACAGCTAGATATGCTAGCGGCAGCAACGTTTACCCATTTCCCCGAAGTCACTCACATAAAATCTGCTTTAGCCTACGTAGTGAGTAAGGGGTTTATAAGAAAAGAACACACCAGAGACTTGCACGAGTCTTACTACACAACATTTAGTGAACCGCTTGAATCTTTAGCTGCGGCAGAAGAACACAATGTATGGAACGCCAAGAGCGGACCACTGTGTGCGTACTGTCCGGTTACTAGCTGCGAGCATAATAGGAAACGATGATATGGCCAAAAGTAAACGAGATTACAAAGCCGAGTACGAAAAGTACCAAGGCACCGAAGAGCAAAAGAAGAAACGCGCCCAACGCAATGCTGCACGCCGCAAAGCCATGCGCGAAGGCAAAGTATCCAAAGGTGACGGCAAAGATGTTGCACACAAGAAAGCCATGGATAAAGGCGGCAAAAACTCTGATGGTACTAGAGTAGAGAGTAAATCCCGCAACCGGTCTTTCAAGCGAGACTCCAAAGGCAACCTTGTATCTGAAACTAGTAAGCGCGAGCGTAAGAAGACATCTAAAGCATGAAGATAATAGAAGATAAGTATGTGCTGTTGCGGACAAAGCGACCACACTTAGTCACCGAAAAAGTAGACGACTACCGCATAATCAAAAAAGATGACGGCGGCTTTTATGAGTTGTCAGTTAAATGGGAGCAAAAAGAATCCGAAGCTTTGGCTAGCTTGGGAGTAAAACTGCCGTCTCCCATAAAGAGAGATTATGAGTGGACAGGAAAGCACAAGCCTTTTGAGCACCAAAGAGAGACAGCTTCTTTTCTTAGCGTGCGTAAAAAGGCGTTCTGCTTCAACGAGCAGGGTACAGGTAAAACCGCTTCGGTAATTTGGGCGGCGGACTACCTTATGAAATTAGGTCTTATACGTAGGGTGTTAGTTATTTGCCCCCTATCTATTATGAAATCCGCTTGGCAGCAAGACTTATTTACTTTCGCTATGCACCGTAGTTGTTCTGTCGCGCACGGTACAGCAGAGCAGCGCCGCAAGATACTCGCCGCTAATTCTGATTTTGTCATCATCAACTTTGATGGCGTAGCCGTGATACAGGAAGAGATAAGCAAAGCGGGATTTGATTTGATTGTGGTAGACGAAGCCAATGCTTATAAGAACGTGCAGACAAATCGTTGGAAGGTGCTTAAACGGCTTGTAGATAACATCGACTGGTTATGGATGTTAACTGGTACGCCCGCCGCTCAGTCTCCTGTAGATGCCTTTGGTTTAGCTCGTTTAGTTAACCCACAAAATGTCCCACGTTATTTCGGGCAGTTCCGTGACAAGGTGATGTACAAGATAACTCAGTACACTTGGAAGCCAAGTATTAACGCGGACAAAGATCGGAAGAGCGTCGTGTAGGGAAAG